ACAAAGTGCTAAAGCTTTTATTTTCTTTGTAAAGGGAACAATAGGATTTACGGCAAGACATGTTTTTGATAGTACTGATCCCATTACACAGATTACATTTGGAACAAAACCAGGATTCCCTGGATCATCTAATTTCGCAAGAGGACAGTTTAAAGTTACCATGTTTGAAGATAGAGATATGGCTCGTGTTGAATTTGATTCATCATGTAGATCTCATAAAGATTTATCTAAACATTTGTTACCTTTCATTGAAGATAATATTGTTGAGGCACCATGTAGAGTAGAATTTGATATAGAAGATACAATAGAAAGGCGTTATTATGTTATAGGTAATTACGCAAGAGCAGTTGTAGGAGGAGTACGTAGTAATTATACTGTTCAAGGCAAACAGAAAAGTTATGTAACCAAAACTTACTGGGATGTAGATAGATGTGAAGGATTCTCAGGTGCATGTGGTTTGCCGTATATGGATACAACACCAGCAAGACAGAAACCGATTATGGGTATACATATAGCAGGACTAGATGATAGATCAATTGTATGTCCTATATTCTCGGATGATGTTGTTTCAGAAATGTATGCACAAGCTCATTTATCACCACCAATAGAATTATTTGACAAACACAAAGTGATACTTCAAGAAGGTGGTGATGATGAAACACCATTAGGATCAATAATACATGATTTCAATGTTGTACCATTTGTTAGAGGAACACGATTTGAAGGTATTTTAGAAAGAAAACCATATATACCTATGAAAACAAACATTGAACCAACGCCTATTCAAACAGGCATATTGAATCCAGATACAGGAGAAACGTTACTATGTCCCGTTACTGTTACTAAAGCACCAGCAGTTTTATCATCAAAAGAACCACCAACACCATTAGAACTTGCATATAGGAAATTTGGAGAGGTAATTACACCTGCTTTACCTCAGTTTGTACGAGATACTATGAAGGATCCACGCATTATGCAAGGAATTTTGACAGAACACAAGCATAGGAAAAGACGGAAATTGACATTCGATGAGGCTGTACTTGGTGTGCCAGAACTTGGAATACCTGGAATGGATTTAACTACATCACCTGGCTTTCCATTCACTTTGGATAATATGAAATCAACAGATTTGCTTAAAGTAGTGAACGAAGGTAAACATAGGAAGGTGATAGTGCATTCTGAATTCAAGGCACTCTTTGACAAAAGAGTCAAAAATATGGAAGAAGGAATCATGGAACCATATGCTGTAAATGACACATTGAAGGATGAAGTTAGAGATCTAGACAGAGTAGCAGCAAAGAAAACACGTTTATTTGATGCAGGACCAAAAGTAGACGTTGTTAAGATTAGAATGATGTTCGGACATCTTGTGTCACATATAGAAGCAGATAGGATGCACTCGGATATTAAGGTTGGAATTAATGTACATGGCCCTGAATGGTCTAGATTTTATGATCAAATGATGAAGAATTTAAAAGGTCGTAATGATAAGGGAGTCATTGGAGGAGATGCTAATAGATGGGATAAATCAATGATTCTATATGCATCGGAACTCATAGCCAACTGGATGATAGATAATTGTGGATATGTTATGACCGAAAGAGATAAAACATGG